TCCCCACTTACACATCCGAACTCAGGTAAAAGATTGTGTCCACGCCCACCTCCGGGATAAAATTCAGCACAAAAATTATAATCACAACCAGTCTCTTCATATTCATATAAGCCGTAGCGATTACAACCGGGAGGACAAGAAAGATAATTTGCGTAAAAAAATCGAGGATTCCCGAATTGATCAGGAACAAATTCATCATATGTTCCCCAGTAAAGTGGTGGATCATTAGGTCCCGGCCTGTTATACGGGTCGTAGGGTCCCGGTCCGGGAGAGTTTGGAAAAACAGTAACTGTCCTATCAGCATCTACACCCGCACCATATGCCCTTGGATCTAAACAAAGGCTTCCGGTATGTAAATTGTCAGGATGAGGTCCAGTGATTAACTCATCCTCATCGTTGGGATTTGATGGAGCAAACAATAATTTATTAAGATATTCATATTGTCCAGTTTGCGGATTATAAACATAATCGCTCCCGAAGTCGCCAAGGATGCCGTACTCGGAGGGAGATTTTCCACTTTGTTGATATGGGGTAGCACTCGTTCTTCCTATCGCACAAATTGGACAAGAACCAGAAGTGTTTTCGTATCTGTACTCTCTACCGTTACATGGATTGTCTCCACAACCACAACAACATGACCTTCTATTTGAACTCATTACAAAATATCCTTATTATGGACAACTACATAGACCAT